ATCTTGTCCATACCAGGGATTTTATTAATAGAGTCGATGATATTATTAACGGCTTTAGCTACGTAACCAGCAATCGCATTCCATATATCGATGAATAGATTTTGTACGGCTCCGAGGGGATCTTTCCATACGTTAGCAAAAAAATTAACGAATGCCGCTATATAGTTCCATAAGCCGACGAATATATTAGCTACATGTATACCAAACTGAGCGAATAATGCTGCTATAGCACCGATTACGCTTACGGAAGTACCGGCCCATTCTTCGTACATATTAATTAATTGATAGATAACAATAATTAACGCTACGATACCGAGTACGATCCATGTAATAGGCGATGTTAATAAGGCAGAATTTAATACGGCTGTCTTAATTGCGGCAAATGCGGCAGCTATTCCCATAGCAGCATATTCAGCCGCTAATAGACCAGCACCGATAGCTACGACAGCCATAGCAGCTTTTAGTACACCGAAGACAGCGGCATGTTGTTGGAAGAATGCCATTACCTTACGAATACTAAAGATAATTACATTAAATACGCCCGTTATAATCGGAGCTATAAATTTAATATTATTAACGATACCGGCTACAAATTCTTTAACTTCGGGAGCATTAGCTAACTTAGTTAGTAAACCGAATAATGGCTGAAACGATCTGATAAGAGTGTTATGGATCTGTGTACCGAGCGAGCTAAACGTTTGTGGCATAGCCGCAAATTTAGCATCGACATCATCTTGTGCTGCCATAATAGCTTTATGAACGATATCGGCCGTGATTTTACCTTCAGAAGCTAACTTCTTAAGGTTTTCACGAGGTACCTTCATATAATCAGCTACATACTGTTCTAAGATAGGAGCTTGTTCAGCAATCGATCGGAATTCGTCGCCTTGTAGTACGCCAGATGTTAATGCTTGCGTTAATTGCGTCATAGCATTTTTAGCGGCTTCACCTTGTACACCGTTAACGACAAATGCTTTACTTATGATCTCGTTAAATTTCAGTGCCTCTTGTGGATCTGGGAAAATATTCTTAGCGGCTGTCGATAAGTGAAGGACAGATTCCATCATATCTTCGTAACCCATACGAGCACGTTGAGCCGATTCGTAAATCTCGTCGTTTAACTGTGCCGCTCTAGCTTGTGAGCCAGCAATATTATTTAACCGTGCACCAAAACTAGCAAACTGTTCTGAAGTATCGATCATCTTATGGAAAGAATCTGTGACCATATTTACGGCCCCGACTGCTACGTTAGCTAATATGGAACCAGCAAATACTTCACGGAAACCGATCATACTACCTTTAGCGGCTTCGGCTGATTCACCAGATCTATTAATACTGTTAGATAATTTATTAAAATCTTCGGCCGCCTTATTCGTAGACTTAGCTATCTCATCGAGGGCTGGAGAAACTTTATTATTTAAAGTTATGGTATTTTGTAATTGTGCCATTATTTATTCTTAGCTTTCTCTTCGGCTTTTTGCTCGGCTTCTACTCGAGCTAAAATCGAAGCAAAAATAAAGTTTCGTTCTTGAAGACTCATTTCGTCAAATTCACCCGGTCTAATATGTAGTTTTTGTAACGCATAGTGGTAAATAGCAAATTCTGGATTGCCATCGTCTTCTCCACTATGCTGGATTAGTTTTTTAACTCTTCGACCGTGTTAACTTTAGTAGTAAGACCACCGTATTTTTGAATCACTTCGAATAAGTAGTTATATTCGCCAGCAGTTAGCATTTCACCAGCTAAATCTTTAGCAGATTGTACGCCATAGTTATCTTGTAATTCTGCATTCATAAGATCTGGATATTTAACTGTTTTTTCGAGTAAAAGCTCTTTAAGTTTTTCTTGGTTAGTTTCTGTCGTAGGTACGCCGTTAACGATAGATACTTTATTAGCTTGATTTTGAATATAATCGATTTCGCGGCCTGTTAATGGTTTAATAACCCATTTAATAGGTTCGCCATTTTCTTCAAAACGTTCAGAAATAACGACTTCAAATTCTTTAGGCTTTTTAACGCCGTCTTTAAAGAAACCGCGAAGAGACATTTGATTGATATTAGACATAGGTAAATTCTCCTAAATGAATAAGAAATATGGGGAGCTTTACGCCCCCCTGTTAGTTATTAGCCTTCCATTTTATCGGAAAGTTTAAATTGTTCTGGGTATTCGATACCACCGGCGATAAATTCGATTTCTTTTTCGAGGTATTTACCTTCGACATCGAATGCTACAGTATTAACACCTTTAAATACACAGTCTTTTAAGATAACGGTACGACGACCGATGTTACCTACGGAAGTCGGATCTTCGTTAGTCGCATAAATATCGAAGAAAGTTTGTTCGCCTTTAGTCGCATATTTAATAGCTAAATCATGGAAGATTGGATCGTTATCAAATTGAGATAGTTTGCCAGTGATTTTAACTTTAGTTTGACCGGCTTGATCGATAAGAGTACCGAGCACACCGAATTCTTGAGTTTCGATATCGATCTTATACTCAAGTTTTTTAGCGTTCATAACGCTATAACGTTTACCGTTGATAACGGTATAGCAAGTAGCTAAACGAGATTTAGCTAATTCATTGCTTTTAACTGTTGCCATTTGTGCCATTATTTAACTCCTTATTTAACGTAGCAAGTAGCGTACAATTTATCCATAGCGACTGTAGGGTTGATTTCGTAGTTAACGACTACAGAACCTTTTTCATCACCCTCTGTCGGGATTTGAACGTCTTTGGATTCGAATTCTTTAATAGCACGTACTTTAGCATAGTCTTCAAATAATTTAACGATATCGTTCCAGAGAGCAATACGACCGTCTTTATCATTAGGAGTTTTACCGAGGTAGTAATTGTTAAATAATCGAGCTACATCGTATGCGGAATTATCGAGTACACGAATAACTTGGTTAAGAGCGAAGTCTTTAGTACGTTCTTTAGAGAATTCAGTAAATGTATTAACATCGGACAACAAACGAGTATTACCTTTAACGTTACCGGAAGCAGAATCTGCTACGTTATGGAATACGATTTGGCCGCCTTTAATGAATTGTTCTAATTCATATTGTTTATATTGAACGTTGAAGTTATATTCGCCGTCATATACATGGTTAGTCAAAGATTTATTAATCGGGCAAGATGCTTCTGCACCAGTTAACCAGTAAACACCAGCACCAGGTTCAGCACCGCTATCTGTTACTTTGTTAGCTAGAGAGATAACGCCTTCGTAGTTAGCACGAGTATTATTGTAAAGCACGACTTGGAATTTTTGACCAGTCGTTTCACGAGTACGTTTAGCAAATGCGATAAACAAGTTTTGAATTGTAGTATCGGAGCCAGTATAACCTAATACATTGAAGTAGAATGGTTCGATCAATTCAATATATTTTTGATAGTCAGATGCTTGTACAGCTGTACCGTTAGTACCGCCAGTAAGGTAAGTAGCTGCTTGTGCTGTGAATGCGGACATTTCATTGAATGTTACATATGCATTATTAACGAGTTCTTTCGGTGTAGAAAGACCAGTTTGTTCGTCGACTTTCTTAACGACATCGTCAGTTTTAAGGTAAGTCGTTACGACGAATTTAGATGCATCGTTAATGTCGGCAGAAATAGCGACAGCGATATCGTTGCCGCGTACACCACCGCATGTAGCAGTCGCTACGGTAGATTGTGCTTTAACTGCATCGGAATTCAAACGATATAAATATAAAGTTTTAGTATTAATGAATAAGTCGCGTAGACCTTTCATTTTTTCGTGTGCATAATCGTAACCGAAGATTTTAACGGAATCCTTTTGGAATTCTTCTTGTTCGACACGTACGATTTTGCCTGTTTCGCCCCAGTCAAGAGATAAAGCCATTGTTGCGTAACCGCGATCTACGATTTCGGCAAATGCTTTATTCTTGGAAACGAAGTTAATGTATGCGCCTGGCAAAGTTTTATTTTGAAATAGCCAGTAACCGCCACCTAATGCCATAGAGTAGTTCTCCTTTTATTCAAAAAATTAATCATTGAAAACTTCAATGACGGGTTTATTTAGTGTATCTTGTAGTAAAGCTTCAACTTCCTCGATGCTGTACTCACGATCTTCGATTACGGCGGCAATTAAGTCGGCGTGTTGTTTAAATCTGTCAGAAGAAATAATTACTTCTGGGCTAAAAGTAGCAACTGGAGCAGTATTTTCTACTACTTCGTTTTCTACTACTTCGTCAGTTTTCTTTGTTCTTGGCATGTTCTGTTACCTCTTGAGTTTGATTTAATGTAAGCATAGGATCTTTATCTAACACTTTTAAGATGTGATATTCATAAGAGACTTTAAAATGTAATATCCCGTCCGTAATACGGTGACTCATATCGATACCGTTAAGTAAGGATCCGTCAGAGAGGGTTATGTATTCTAAGTCGAAATATAAACTCTCCGTTACGGGATTAATCTGTACCTTCTGTTCTTCGATATAGTCGTCGTCAGAAATAAAGAACATAATGTCGAAGTCATTTCTGCGTTCATAACGTACGTCTAGTAAATGCTTCTGTTCTGTATTAAGAGTTTCGATAACGAAACAAGGGAATTGTGCATCTGATTTAATCTCGTCGATGTATATAGGATATTTAAAAGAGTTAAATAATGATTTAGCTATGCCGTCGATGATTTCGTTAATGTAATTCATTATCTGCTCCACGTTGATAGATAGTCGTCGAGCGCGTTCTTCATAATCTTATCTGAAGCTCTTCTCGTAGCCGCTTC